GCTCCCAGCGGTAGCCGTTGCGCGAGAACGCCGCGTTCCAGGTGCGCTGCGGCCCGCTGAACAGCCGCACGCTGGCGGCGGGCGGGATCTGCATGGTGGTGACGAAGCTTCCCGCCACCCAGATGCCATCGCTCCCCGAGCAGACGAGCGAGACGGTGTTCAGCGTCGCGTCGAACCGGGAGATGCGGAAATGCGCCGGAAGCACCGTCGCCACCCCTCCCACGCTCCCGGCGATGCCGGCGGGCGGGAGGGTGAGCACCACGTTGCCGGACCCCGCCGTCACGGACACCGCGCTCTGGTCGTAGGTGAGGGTGGTGCTCGCCGAGAGATCGGCATAGCCGCTCGCCGTCATGCGGGTGACGCCCTGGAGCATCTGCGCGAGCGTCGCCTCGGCGGGCAGCCCGTTGCCCTCGATGATGGCCATGATCTCTTCCTGCACAGCGGTGTGCCAGGTGGCGCCGAGGTCGGTGCCGTTCTGCGTGCCGGGGATCAGATCCTGGAACACCGAGCGCGAGCCTGGGTTCAGGATGCCGGTATTCGCGGTTGCAATCCGTTCCATCAGAGCCCCTCGAAATCAGTGACGACAGAGCCCGCCTGAGCGTTCGGGAGTGTCAGGTAGAAGTCGGTGCCGACGGCGCCGGCGGCCGCCACCACCACGGGCTGCGAGGCGAGCGTGGCGACGCCGGTCGCCGTGATCTCCTGCCACGCGCCGGTAATGGTGGGGTCGACCGCCTTGGTGACGACAAAGTCGGTGAAATCGTCGCCTCTGAAGAAGGGGGGCTGCGTGAAGACCACGCCGGCCGGAAGCCACACGTAGACGCTGACGGCATATTGCTGCCCAACCACCGCAGGAAAATTGAACGTGGCCGCGTTGCTGTCGCCAGGCAGGCTCACCTCGGTGGCCTGCCAGACGGCGGTGTCAACCAGGAGCGGGGCGAGAGCCGTGGAGGCGCCTGGGGACCAATCCGCGCCCGCGCCCGGAATGCCGGCGGCGGTCTGCCAGTTCGGCACGAGGTTGAGCGGCGTATAGTTCTGGACATAGACGAAAACCGGGTTGGTGTGCGCCGGGGCGGCGCGCTTGATCACGCAGGCGAGCAGATTGGGCACATAACTGCCGATCAGGTCGCCGCAGACGGCACCCCCGCACTGCGCCTGCTCGGTCTGCAGCGCGCCGAGCGTCACGGCCCAGGAGAACTGCACCCCCTCCTGCGCGCACGCCGCCGCGCCGCAGACCGCCTGCCCGACGTAGGAAGGGGCGAATTCCTGCACGGTGATGGTCTGCCCGGCCGCCGCGCCGAGCGCGATATAATCGGCCGGACGCTCGGACATGCGCTGCGTCCAGCGCTGATAAGCGAGCTGCGCGAGGCCAGCGCTCGATAAATTCTGGCTCGGCGCGTCGCGCCCGCACGGGTCGGCGCCGAGCACGCGCAGGAAGTCGCCGAGAAACTGCGGCGCGGTGCGCGGATCGACCTGGGGGAGCATGCTGTCGGCCGAGACCTCGTAATCCGCCCACGCCCCGCCGATCGGCGCCAGGAACTTTCCCCAGTTGCTTGCCGGGTCGCGCGGGAACACGGTCCCCGGCGGCGCCAGATCCAGCAGTTCGGCCTGCGCCTGGGCTGCGCTGCGCGCCATCAGCCGAAACTCAGCACGCCGACGCCGGCGATGGTGCCGACGCCGAGCACCACATCGGCGGTCGGCGAGGCGGTTTCGTGGCTGAACTCCCCGTCGCCGGCCGCGATGGCGGCGTTCATGCGGGAGAGATACATCGTGCCGCCGATGGCCGCGTCCGCCTCGATCCAGTTGGCGAAGGCCGCCGTGGCGGCCGCGCGATTGGCGAGCGTGTCGGGGTTGAGGGTGATGGTCGCATCGAGCGCCTGCACGGTGGCGGCGTAGGCGGTCACCTGCGCCGTCACCGGCCGCTTGGTTTGCAGATAGGCCTGCACGGTCGCCACCTCGTCGGCGCTGAAGGCCGCGGGGCCGACGCCGGCCAGAAACACGCCGACGGTGCCGGCGCCGGTATAGCCGGGCTGCACCGCGACATATTCGACGGCGGAGGAAGCCGCCTCGGCCCACGCCTCGTAGTCGGCCACGCTGCCGCCGTTGCCGGGGTTGCGGATGCGCGCCAGCACCCGCGCGCTGAGCTGCGGGTTGGTTTCTTCCGGCTCGCCGCCGCTGAAACCGGGCGCCTGCACGGTCGCCTGCTGCGGCGCGACGCCGCCCACCGCGACAACGATGGTGAGGATCGCGCCAGCCGCCAGATTGCCAGCCACGCCGCCGACGCTCGCGCTCACCGGCAGCAGCGCGGCGCCATCGGCGGCGACGGTTCCGGGCGCTGTCGTGGTGTAGAGATTGCCGAGGCTGTCAGCCAGCGTGACGCCGCTCGGGATCGGCGCGTCCACCGTCCCGCTCACCGAAACCGTCCCGCTCGCCACCTGCGCCGGGATGCGCGTGAGCCCCCAGACGCCGGCGATGCGGTCCAGATTGTCCTGCGCCGTGTCGGGCCACAACTCGGCCTGGGTATAGGCCTGAAACAGATAGAGCTCGAAGGCGGACATCCCCACCACGCGCGTGGTGGCGCCGAGCACGGTGTTCGGCGAGGAGGCGTCGATCGGCGTGCCGTCGGGCGATTTAAGGGTTCCCTCGTAGATGCCTGCGGCCTTCGCCGCGATCGTCTCCGGAGCCGGGATCGGCCAGGGCATCAGCCGACCCGCTGCTGCACGGCGAGCGCGGTGGCGCCGGCGGCGACGCGAATGCCCAGCATCGAGCGCGACACCCAGGCCACCGTCACCTGCAGCGTGATCCCGCGCTGCGTCTTGAGCCAGCCGACCGCCTCCGCGACCATGGATTGCGCCAGCTTCAGCGTGTGCGCGCCGTGCACCGCGCGCTCCAGCAGCCACAACCGCGAGCCGCAACGCCGCCCGAGAGGATCGAGCGCATCGCCCGGCCAGCCACGACGCAGATCGAGCAGCGTGGGGTTGGACGCAGGCGGCGGCACGATCGGGAGGATGTCGGAGGGATGCGCGCGCCGGTCGGCGAACAGGCTGATCAGGAGCGGGGTGACGGGGCTCGCATCGAGCACCAAATCCCCGCGCGCCAGCGAGATGTCGCACTGCCCCGTCGCTGGATTATAGGTGAGACCGATATCGCCCATGCGCGCAGTCTCTCGCGCGCGCCCGAGGGCGGTCATGCCGGCGCCCGCTGGCATCACTGCTGCGGCGCAGGCGGCGACGACGCGCCGCCAGGGTGGGTGTGCTCGTCGTAAAGCGCCCGGTCGGCCGCCATCGAGCGCACGCTGTCGGCAACTGAACCAGTAGCGTTCAGTGAGCCATTGATGGTGACGTTGCCCTGCACGGTCAAGCCGTCCGGCGCGCTGATCGTCACGCTGGTGGCGCTCATCACCTCCACCGAGCCATCGGAGCCGATCGCCACGCGCGCGCCGCCCATGCCGTAGAGCACCGTCTCGCCCGGATCGAGCCCGCCCATGCGCGCCGCCGGCGTCACGAGCACGATCGCCACCAGATCGCCCGGGTCGGCCCCGACCGCCAGCAGCAGCGCCACGCTCCCCACCACGGGCGGCGCGGTCGCGATGCCGAACGGCTGATAGACTTCGATGCCGGTGCGCAGCGCGCCGTCATGCGTCTGCACGTCCACCGTCTGCATCTGTCCGCTGTCATCGAGCGCCACCACGATGCCGCGCATGCAGGCCGCGCGGAGATCCGCGATATGATCCGGAAAGACGTTGCCGACCGGGCCGTCGCTCATTGCGGGCGCAGCGGGAACTGCGTGTATTGATTGGGATAGGGCGCCTGCTTCGGCCGCAGCGGGGTGCGGGGCGCGGCCTGATCGACGCGGTCGAAGGCGTGCAGCCCGACCACCTCGATGTCGGTTCGCGCGCCCTCGATGCCGTTCTCCCCCGCCGGCCCGAACTGGTAATGCACCCGGCGGATCAGCATCAGATCGTCCACGCCCGCATAGGGGTCGTAGACGCGGACCTGCTGGTTGGGTAGCCACAGCGCGCCGCCAGGGCCGCCCACGCGCCAGTCGAGCACCGTGTAGCGCAGCAGCGTGCTCTCGCCGCGAAACACCCGCACGCGCCAGTCCGCCTGCACCTGCGTGGAGGCCATGCCGGACTGCGTGCGCGTCATCTCCACGCGCGGCCGCCAGCGCGTGACGGCCGGATCTCGCGCGTGGCCGGTCATCAGCACGCCGGCGGCTTCCACCTGCTGCGCGGCCGCCGGGAGCACGCCGGCCGCAGCGGGCGCACTCGCCGGGGTGAGCGGCGCCGCGACGCCCACGCGATGGCCGTTCGCCTTTTCCGTTTGCCCTTTGACGAACACGTCCGAGTAGCGCCGCGTCCAGTCGAAATGGTAGCGGGCCGCCTGCACCGCCTCGCCGAGCACCAACTCGCCCGGCGCCTGCTCGCGTCCGCCGGTGGTCAGCAGCAGGCCGCCGACGCCGTCCGATACCACCAGCACGGCGCGCTGCCGCGCCGCCTTCTCCAACACCACCATCGCCGTCTCGGCCGGCCCGACGGCCAGGCGCGTGAACGGCGCGCCCAGATCGGTCTGCGCGGCCACCTTGATGCCGAACGGCGCGCAGATCTGCGTGGCGATCGCCAGCAGCCCGACGCCCTTGAATTCCGCCGGGCCGTTGGGGCACGCCGCGCAATCCACCAGATCGCCGGTCGCGTCGCGCCCCTGCAGCGTCGCGCGCATGCCGGTGGCCGACAGCTCGCCCTCCGCGATATCGACCCAGCCGACCAGGACGGGCGTGCCGTCGATCGCGACGCTGCACGCAGCCCCCTGCACGAACGGCGTGGGCGCGAAGCCGGGCGCCTGCGTGGCTGGAAA